TATTGCGCTCCAAATTCTTTCTAACATTTTTTAATTTATATATTTTATACTTTTAAACAGCAACAGGAACTCCTTTCCAATTTGGATGAGCTACATATCCAAGTAATTCAATATCCTTTGTTGTAAAATCAAATATATTTTTTTTATCAGCGTTTAATTTAACAAACGGTATTTTATAAGTAGAATTTCTTAATAATTGTTCTTTTATATATGGTATATGATCTTCATATATATGAACATCGCCTCCATTAATGATAAGTTCATAGGGAGCCATATTTACACATTGTGCAACCATTAATAATAACAATGCGTAAGATGCAATATTAAATGGTGCACCTAAAAATACGTCCCAGGAACGTATATTCATTACTATACTTAATTCTCTTATTCCTTTTTCATTTAAAATAGAATAAAATTGATATGACCAATGACATGGAGGAAGTGCCATTTTAGATATATCAGGTGGATTCCACGCAGAAACAATTAATCTACGATCATCTGGATTTTCTAAAAGTCTATTAATTACATTTTGAAGTTGATTTATAGAATGTTTCTCACTTTGTCCATATTCAACATAATCAATATATTCCCAATTTGTCCATTGCTTTCCATAAATAGGACCCAACTCACCTGTTTCATTATCACCCCATTCATCCCATATTGATACTCCATATTTATTTTTAAGTTCAAATTTATTGGTTGAACCTGAAATAAACCAAAGTAATTCTCCAACAACAGATTTCCAGTGAATTTTTTTTGTTGTAATTATTGGAAAATTATTATTTGAAAATTTAAATCTTACTTGAGGACCAAATATAGATAATGTTTTTGTGCCTGTTCTATTTTGTTTCCATTTTCCGTGCATTAAAATATCAATAAGGAGATTATGATAAATATAATCTGCACCTTGTAAATTTTGACTCACTTCTATTTCCCCCAACACTGTAGAAATTGTATTCATATAATATTTAATATTTAGATATTATATAAAAAATCAATATATAAGTTTTAAGAGATTGTTAAATGATTTTTTTATTTTCCTATACTAAGTGTTCCTTCATTTTCTCGATAAAAATGAAAATTAAATTCACCTCCAGTATTATTATTCATAACAGTAAGTTTTGCTGCTACTGCTTCTCCTATTTTATCACCTATTTTATTTAATTCTTCATCTGTAAAAGAAATCTTAGACTGTTGTGTATATTGAGATAATGGTAATGGTGAAGGTGCACTAGTAATCAAATTTTTACTATTAGCATTCATAGTTTTCATTGCTTTTTCAAGTTTTTCAACATCTAAAGCACCCATATTTGCAGAAAGTTCACCTATACTTGTTGCAAGAGATCCTATTGTAATTGCTAATTTATCTATATCGGTTAAATTTGTACTAAAACTACTAAGTTTTGAAATAACTTTTCCAAAGTTATCCATACGTTTAAATATTTGTCCAGATTGTCCTTCTATATCCTTTCCTGTGCCAGTAGCAAATGCTGTGTTAAATGCTGTCATAAATTGTGATATACCTGCAACCATGTTATTAGCAATAAGTTTAATATCTTTACCACTTGATAATTTAGGAGTTCCATCTTCATTATATTCTGTATATATTTTATTTTCTTCTCCAAATTTTGCATATACTGATAATACTTGAGAAAATTTTTGTAATGCATCTAAAATTCCGGGTCTTCCTTCTTTCCTTCCAAATAAAGTAAATCCAAATATTTTAAATGCAGATTTTCCTAAAAGTATTTCAGCAATATTATATGATGTTGTTGTAGATAAATTTTCTAATTCAGTTTGTTTTCCACTAAAAGCTGTGAAAAATGCTTTAATAGTTTTAGCCATATTAGTAGCTATTTGTTCAGGTCCTATGTATGATTGTAATTTAGTTTTCCCTGTTTTTTCATCGACTTCATAAACAGGTAATTGATTAACTCGACTAAAAATAGAAATTGCTTCTGCAAATTTTTGTATTGCATCAATTAATCCTGGGCGTGGTGGTTTATTTAAATCACGTCTTATACCTAATTTTTTATAACCATGATTACCCATTAACATATCTACCATACTTTCTACTGCAGCTTTATTTGGTAATTTTTTAGGATCATTAAAGGTATCTACTAATGTTTTAAAGAATGCAGATATTGATTTTGCAATATTATCAGAAGTAGCAACAACATTTATATCTTTTCCATCTTTATCCTTTATTACACCAGGTTTTTGAAAAGCTCTTAATGCTGTAGCAAACATTATAAGAGCCCAAGATACACCTATAAGTAAAAATATAGAACCTATTAATATTGTAACATTTTTTCCAACAGTAGTAAGTTTTCCAAAAAATCCTTTTCCTGTAGAATCTCCAAGTAACGCACTAGAAACTCCTTTAATTATTCCATTTAATACACCTCCTACTAATAATCCTATATTATTGGACATTGTAGTTATTCCCTCTTTTCCACCTAATTTTTTAATAACTGCACCAATTCCTAATGATATTAATGCAAATATACCTAATGATATACCTATAGCAAATAAAGCTATAGTTCCAGGAATTATAAGTATACTAAGTAATCCTAATCCTGCAAATACTAATCCCAATACAGCTAAACCTTTTGCAATACTAACTATCATTTCTCCCATATCTATACCCATTACTTTTGTTAATAATGCATATACTCCTCCTAAAACTAATAATCCTCCAGCTACCCATATCATGCCTTTTCCCATATGTTGAACAGCATCGCCACCTCTTTTAATAAGTCCACCAAATATTCCTATACCAGCAAATACTAAAGACATTAAAGCAATAGATCTAAGAGCAGATCCAATAGCTTTATCAGTATCTTCTTGACTACCAGTAATCATGTTAGCAAGTTTAAGTGCGCCTACAAATGCTAATATTCCTAACCCGGCAAGAGCCATTCCTATTCCTAATTCTTTAACAGCTTTACCGCCGCGTGCTATTAAAGGTGCCATTATTCCTATAAGAGCAAATCCTGCTGCAAGTATACCTATAGCACCTATTATGATTAACATTGCTTTAAGTGGGCCAACTTTAAATAATTTTGATGCCATCCAAATTGCACCAACCATTATTACTATGGCTCCTGCAAATGCTAAAACTAAAAGAGATATACTTTTTAATACATTTGCTATTCCATTTAATGCTAAACCAACTGCTGCAATTGCAGCAGCTCCAGCCAAAACGAAAGGTAATGTTGCGGGATTTCCGGCAACTGCTAAAGCGGCTATCAATGTTTCAATACCAACAACTGTTGCTGCTACTAATCCAAGTTTTTGCATTATTCCAAATCTAAAAACTCCTTTAGCTAATTTTGGTAATGCATCTCCTAATATATTCATTGCTTCAGCTAACAATTTAGCTTGCTTTGGCGCATCTTTGGTTTTAATACCTCCTATTAGATCTTGACCTAATATCTTACGCATAAAATGTATTATAGAATTTTTGAACATTCCTGGAACAAGTCCAAATTGCCAAAGTCCTTTAGCTAATTTTGGTAAAGCATCTGCGATAATACCAATTGCTTCTGCAAGATCTTTAGCATAAACAGTTGCTTTAATACCTTTAATAGTAGATGCCATTAATAATTGATTAATAAACTCTATAGTTGATTTTTTATATCTTTCTGGTATAAGACCAAATTTTATAAGTCCAGAAGATAGTGGTCCTAATGCAGATGATAAATCTTTTATAGAAGCAGCTGTATTTTTTAAATTATCAGTTTTATTTTTGTTAGCTGTAAGATCTCCTAAATTCAATCCTATTCCTTTTGTTGCCTTTGTTTCTTTTGTTTCAGGACCTGTTGGACGTTTAGTTTCAGAACCTTTCATAGATTCTATATTAGAGTTTATTTTTCCAAGTACATTTAATATATCATTTAATAGTTCAGGAGATGTTCTCATTAATATTATAAATTTATTTTATATATCTCTTAAATGAAAAAAGACTCTTTCGAGTCTTTAAAATTTAGGTGGTGTAAATTTAGGCATACTTGGCATATCAAATTTTGGAGTTTTAAAATCTCCATATGGATTAGAAGGAGGTTTATAACTCTGAGAACTATATTTTGTATCAGATTCTTTTTGTTGTTTCTCATATTCTTTATTTTCTTTTTCAAGATGTTCTTGATATCCTTTAAGAATAATTTCAATTGTATAAAATTCTAATTCTCTTAAAATAAGAGGATTAATATTTAATTTCATAGAAAATATTAATTCAATTTTATTCCAATTGTCCAAATGGATCTGAAATAAGGAAAAGAGATTTAATTCCGCCTTGAAAGTTTAGAGGAGCTGTCTGCTCCACACCCCCTTCATCTGTGAATTTTACAACAGGATTTATTGTATCAGCAAAAAGTTTTTTAACATGAACCAATAAGGAAATGGTTGTAACATCCCATTTTTGTGAATCTTCTACATATTTTAAATAAGTATCTTCATTTAATCCTCTCCAGTTTCTAACAACAAATGGAGCATAAGATAAATAATCTTCATCTATGTATTCTTGTCCTCTTTGTTTTCTAAGAATAAAGTTTTTAAGCCATTGTGTTACACCTACACTTGGAATATCTAATTTAAGAATTTTTCCTCCTTTAAATTTAAGAACAAAACATCTTTCAACTTCATCATAATAATTCATTAATTTAGGATCTAAAGAAATATAACTTACCATATCCTTTTTAACATCTAATTTCTTTGTATCTGTAATTTTAACTTGAAGTTTATTTTCTCCATTTGGAAATGTTAGTTCATGAATTGCAAGAAGAAGATAAAATCTATCAACTTCTTTAATATCTTTCCAAGATAAATGCATTCCTTCTGGATCATTTGCTTTTATTGTGACACAACGTTCAATAACATAATTGAGCATATCATCGAGTGATGAAAGATCTTCTTCTTGGAGTGTAGACCAGTGTCTTATTTCTCCTCCATTAGCTGAGCGTATTGCAACAACTGTGTCTATTGGATAAAATAATCCTCTTGTTGGAAGATCTGCCATTTGAAGAGGAATCCATCCCAATTGGTTACCCACAGGCAAACTTTTTTCCCATGGCATTTTAGTTCCAGGAATTTCAGTTATTTTGGGACCAATTTGAGAAGTTACTATTGGTGTTTCTTGTTTTTCAACAAATTCTTTTAAAATTTTTTCTTGATCTAAATTTTCAGTTGCCATTATTTATATTTTTAAATTACTATATTATTATATATTATAATATAGTTAAAAACTGTCAAAGTTTCATAAAAAAGAGAAATTTTAAAACTACACAACCTTTTTACCATATATAATTAAAGTAAATTATTATATTATGAAAGGATTTATTAAATGTGTAGATAAAAATTACAACATTATATATGTTAAACGAAATGATCCAAGATTTATCGATGGTGAAGTAACAACAACATTAAAAAACTATATTACAGTTAAAGATGAAACTGGAAAAATACATACAGTATTTAATAATGATAATAGATTAAAAACTGGTGAGTTGTTTCCAGTTGCATCAAAATACATATATAACTGTAAAATACATGGTAGACAACAAATTACTTATCATGTAAGATTAAAAGGTGTTAAGATACCAGAAGAATATAAAATTTATTGTCCCAAATGTCAAGAATATTATTTAAGTGATTTATATATTCCAAATAAAAAAGAAATACAAAATTGTGTTATTGCACTACAAAATATACATTTTGTTTCGTCTAATCAGCAAACTCCTAAATATTTTTCAAAATACATGCCACAATTTTTTAAGATTATAAATAATTTTAATTTAGATTCATCAGTAAATTTAATGTTTTCAGAAAAAATATATTTTTTAAAAAATGAAATTTTTAAACATCCTAAATGTAAATTTAATTATTGTGACGAAAATGTTATTTTATTTAAAAGACCCGGATTTGGATTTGGCTTATATTGTGAAAAACATAAAAACAGTAATTATTCTAGTAAAAAAGAAAATGAAATATTTGATTTTATAAAAGAAAAATATGATGGCATTATAGAACAAAATTATAGAAAATTTGATAATAAAGAATTAGATATTTATTTACCTGAACTAAAATTAGGTATCGAATTTAATGGTTTATATTGGCATAGTGAAAAACAAAAAAATAAATCTGATCATTTTGATAAATATGTGTATTTTAAAAATTTAAATATCAATTTAATAAACATATGGGAAGATGATTGGAATTTTAAATCACAAATTGTTAAATCAATTTTATTAAATTCTTTAGGAATTATTGATAAAAAAATAAATGCAAGAAATTGTATAATAAAAAATGTTACAAATAATGAAAAAACTATTTTTTTAATTAATAATCATATTCAGGGGAATTGTTCTTCATCTATAAATTTAGGTTTATATTTTAATGAAGAATTAGTTTCTATGATGACATTTGGGAAAAAACGTATGATATTAGGAAATAAAATACTAAATAGTAATGAATATGAATTACTTAGATTTTGTTCTAAATGTAATTATATTATACGTGGTGGAGCATCTAAATTATTTAAACACTTTATTGATAATTATGATCCAATTAAAATTTTATCATATTCAAATTTAGATATAGGTAATGGAAATTTGTATGATATTTTAGGATTTAAAAATTTAGGTTATACTAAATTAAATTATTGGTGGAGTGATTATCAACATCGTTATCATCGAAGTGGATTTATGAAACATAAATTAATTGAAGAAGGATTTGATAAAAATAAAACTGAAAATGAAATAATGTATGAAAAAGGGTATGCAAAAATTTGGGGTGTAGGCAATAGTAAATGGATTTGGGAAAATAAAAAAGGATTAGTTTAGTAATTCACAAATCCATTTATTAAGTATCGGTTGTTTATCTTTTAGATGCGCATAATATTTACGTTTATTTATTTTTAATGTTTTTAATAAATCCTGAACTCCATCAAAAAATAATATATCTTGTGTTTCAATATTAATACATTTAATTTTTTTACGAAGATATTCATGAGTATCACCCTTTAATATTATACCTTTATTTTTTAATTCTTCTAAATTTTTACGTTTACGCGAAGATTTAGCCATTGGGTTAATTTCACCCATAAATTTTCCTTTAAGTTTTTTAGAAATTTTTATTCTTGTTTCAGGAGTTTTAGCTGGATTTAAATCTCCCATTTTATGTAAAGCATCATTTAATTTAAATTCTTCAGATCGTTTTTTACCCATGTTTGCTTTACTTATTTTTTGTCTAGTTTCTGGTGAAGCGGGTTCACGATTTTTTTGTGAATTACTCATTTTTAATAAACTTTTTTCTGTATAAATACCCCTTAATCCTTTATTCCATGTGGGTTTACCTTTATGTGATTTACTAATCTTTTTTCTAGTAGTTAAAGATATAATCATTCCCCTACTACCCTCACCACCATCTGTAAGATTATATCCATTTGGAACTTTTGTATTTAATTCTTTAATCCAATAAATTTCACATGCATCTAATTCCATTTCATAATCACAATATTGAATAATTTCTCTTTTAAAATTATTTTTTCCATATTTCTTAATAGCTCGTTCTAATATTTTTCCACTTCCATAATAACTATCACTTTCATCATTTGAAGCATGTTGACCTATATATTGTTTATTATTTAACAAATTAGTTACAATGTAAATATAAAAATAAACATACCTTTTTCTGGGTAAATCTGGATTTCTAAACATTATATCTTTATATTATATATCTCATCCCATATAGAATATTGATGTTGTTGATGTTAATTTTTTGTTAAAATAACAAAAGGATTGATTAAATAAATCAATCCTTTATATAAAGTATGTAACATGTTGTTACACAATGGTTTCATCCCACATGTCGACACATATGCCAAATCCTTCTATTTTGTAAATTACTTCACTCATATAGTCTAATGCAGGTTCTGGTAATGCAGTCATAGGAAATACATTGTAACATTTCCATTGCCAGAATGGTCTTGCTGCTCTATCATACATTGTGATTAACATCCATGGAGCAATATAATCTGCTTTTATTCCTGTTCTACCTGTAAGTGGATCATAAACTAAATCACACCATTTACGAAGAGTTTTGAGAATATAGTTACTTGGAGTCCTATCCACGTTAACTTCAAAATTTAATGTTAAATCCATAGTAGTTTCGGAAGGCTTAGCACCAGCAAATCGTCTAGTAGCCCATTTATACTGTTGTGGAATAGGAGCACTTGGGAATTTATGTGATTTTAAACCCCCTATAGTTTGAACATTCTCTAACATAAGATTAGTTTCTTCATCAGTTGCACCAATACCAGCCGGTAATTGAAGTTGTACTGTGAACAAATTTAAATATACGGGTTCATAATTTTCTTGTGCAGCACGAGAATTTCTGAAGTGTGATAATCCGAACGTTCCTTGTGATTTAAAGTCCATGATATTATATTTATTTTATATTATATATTTCATTTTATTAGTATATAAATCCACCAGAGCTTATACCAGCATTTGTGTTAACTGTAATTCTGTTAATAATCTTAGTAAGAGCACCTGTTACCCAAACACCAATATCAATTATTCCAAAGCCATCAGCTATTAATTCAGGTGTATTGTTAGTTTCATCCATAACTATATCATATTTAGTTAATGCACCTGCATCTTTAATAGTTTCAAGTATTGGAGATACGGAATTTATGATATTAAGTCTAGTTACAGGATTATTAAAGTCAAATACATATTGTTTCAATACTTCTTCAACTTGTATTTCAATGGTATTAAGTAATTCTCTAACATGAAGATTATTAAAATCACTTTTAATAATTTGAAATGCTGTTGCATTTGCATAAATCATTATTTGACCAGTTGTAGCTCTTTCTATGATTGAGTTATAACCAAATGGTTCAAGATAATCTCTATCCGTTTTATCAATCATATATTCTATACCAGCAAGATTAGAGTTAGCAAGAATACCGTTTTTATTTGCTATAATTGCAAATGGGTTGCCACCTAAGAATTTTCTTACATATGCATTTGCAACATCTGCAGCAGGTGGAACATTAATAAGTTTTCCACCTTCATTATATTTTAAGAATGGACCAAATACACC